TGCGGACCAATATCATTTGGCCCGCCGGTGGCAAAAGGTTATACATGGAATTATGCGAAAACAACAAAACTGCGCACTTATTGGCCAACCGTGTAACTCGGCTTATCTCTCCCAAATCTTTGGAAACTCTCCCTACGTCAATCTTGACGATAAAGATGCTTTCTTTGTATCTGGTGACTATGAGTCGGCCACGGATCTTCTCCACCCTTTTTTATCAGAGGTGGCGAATGAGGCAATTGCGCAGCGTCTGCGAATCCCGCTGGAAGACCAATGGGTCTTAAAGCAGTGCTTGACTGGACATGAGCTAAAATACGAAAAGACGGGGCCCCTATTTAAACAACAATGGGGCCAGTTGATGGGTTCACCCAGTTCCTTCCCTATCCTCTGCCTAATCAATCTGGCAGCGACGAAAGTTGCCTATGAGGACTACTTCCGTTCAATCGGACTTCTCGGGAAAAAGGAATACTGTGTGCTAGAGGAGCTACCTATGTGCGTTAATGGGGATGACATCTTATATTGGTGTTATTCTAATGAACATTACAACATATGGAAAGAGGTTACCAAACAGTGTGGCCTAAAGTTTTCTCTCGGCAAAAATTATACGCACAAATACGTTGCTATAATAAACAGTGAACTATATTGGTTTAATAAGACCCTTTCATACAGTAAGAACAAACTTATGACATACAACGGGCAAAACCTCATCAACCTCCCACCCAGCGGGTCTCACTTGCTTTGCAATAGACTCGGGCTGATACCTCCTGACCTTCTTTTTGTCAAGGGGGCGGCCATGAATTCTCGTCTCCTTTTGGGGGGACAGAGGTCATCTGGGCAAGGGACCGACGGGAAGGACCTGACTCCGCTCAGTAACCGGGACTTAGAAATCCTGGCGGCTGAATTACGGCGTGAGAAGGTTCACCCCACAACATACGTTAAACAAAAGCTCACACCGGAAATGTACACAGCATACAAACAGTTACCCGACGATTGTGCCAGGTTGACTTATCTACAAGACGTACAGAGGAAGGATTTGATCATTAGAAATGATAATCTAGAGTCTTACATTAAGTGGAGAAAGACAATTGAAGCACGTGGACGAAAAGGGGCTGAGATGCTTGCCGGTGACAC